ATGCCGAAGCGAACTGATCCACTGTCCGACCTACAGGTGCGCCGCGCGAAGCCCGCCGAACAGCCATATCGCCTAGCTGACGGCAAGGGACTCTATCTGCAGGTGATGCCAAACGGTTCCCGCTACTGGCGGATGAAGTATCGATTCGGCGGGAAGGAAAAGCTCGCGTCGTTCGGCGTGTACCCTGAGGTATCTTTGGCCGAAGCGCGACAGGCCTGTCTCGCCGCCCGGAAGTTGCTGGCAGCGGGACAAGACCCAACCGAGCAGAAGCGCGAAATCAAGCGCGCACGGGTAATCGAGGCATCGTCAACCTTCGAGGCAGTGGCCCGCGAGTGGTTCGAAGCCCAGAAGGACGGCTGGACGGAAGTCTATGCAGCCAAGGTGATCAATTCGCTGGAGGTCGACGTGTTCCCGCGGATCGGCGCCAAGCCGCTGCGCGACATTGAGGCACCCGCCATGCTCGAGATCCTGCGTGCCGTTGAAGCACGCGGCGTTCGAGAAACAGCGAAGCGTGTGCTTCAACGATCGCGCGCTGTGTTTCAGTACGGGATCATGACAGGCCGGTGCTCGCGCAACCCTGCCGCCGACATTGACGCCGAGACCGTTCTTCGGAAAGGAGCCGGCGTCCGGCACATGGCGCGCGTGAAGCCCATCGAAATCCCGCAGCTCATGCGCGACATTGCCGCCTACTCCGGCGATCGAGTCACGCAACTCGCCCTTCGGTTCATGGCGCTGACGTTCACTCGGACGACTGAGATGATCAACGCTGAATGGGATGAATTCGATGAGCGCGCAGCCGAATGGCGCATCCCGCCTGAGCGTATGAAGATGCGCGATCCGCACATCGTGCCGCTGTCGCGGCAAGCGCTAGAAGTGCTTGCCGCCCTGCGCGAGCTCAACGGCAGCCAGCGGCATGTCTTCTACAGCGTCCAGGGACGAAGCCATATCTCGAACAACACGATGCTCTATGCGCTGTACCGAATGGGGTACAAATCCCGAATGACTGGTCATGGGTTCCGCGGCCTCGCTGCGACCGTGCTCCGCGAACTCGGATACAGTCGGGACGTCGTCGATCGTCAACTGGCGCACGCGGAGCGCAATCAGGTCACGGCTGCGTACGTCCACGCCGAATACCTTCCGGAGCGCCGAAAAATGATGCAGCACTGGGCGGATCACCTTGACGCTCTTCAGGCCTCCAACTGAACCGCGGCCAATGTCGGAGCAGTCGATCTCGGCGCCAGCGCGATTACGGACCGACACGCCCCCGTGATTCTTCTCAACCAGTTGATTTAGAAAAATCGAGCAAACGACCATCCATCTCGGTATCAGTTCGTCGAAGGTGTCCAGTCCTGCCTGAGAAATCGGAGCAAAAAATATGGCCCGAAACACCAGAAATGCGTTCACCGCATTACGGTTACTCGCCGCCTACGCCGTCATAGTTACCCACAGCTATGTGGTGCTCGGGCTGCCTCACGATTGGCTTCAGATACACGGCTTCCCGCAGTTCAGCGAGTTGGGAGTAAGCACCTTCTTCGCGATCAGCGGATATCTGGTCTGCCAGTCGCTGCAGCGTAACGCGAATCCGCTTGCGTATCTACGCAACCGCGCCCTGCGAATCTTTCCCGGTCTGCTGGTTCTCTTGTTGCTGACAGTCTTCGTTGCCGGACCGATCATGACGCGCACGTGGTTTCCCGGCTGGCTCGACTATCTGGCGAATCTCACTTTGTTCTGGCCGGTCCCGACGCTGCCACACTTCTTCGCGTCAAACCCGGTTCCCGTCGTCAACGGCTCGCTTTGGACACTCGCGCTCGAGGTGCTGTGTTACCTGATGCTGCTCGGCGTATCGTGGGCCGGCGCGCTGAACTGGCGCGGAACGCTGCTGATGCTAGCCGCGTTCTATGCCGCTTTCATGGGCAACATGCTATGGGCGGACGGTACGATGTTCGGCGTGAGCACCTTCCAGCTCGCGCGGCTCGGCGTGTTTTTTTGGGGTGGAGCATTTCTCGCGACTGTCACGCTGCCGCGCAGTTGGGTCCTGTGGGCAGTTTGCGTCTTGCTGGCGCTGCTGCCGTTCTACGTGTTCGCGGCGAGCGCAGACTGGAAGATCAAGGCGTACGCGTTCAATCTGCTGCTGCCTTTCATCGTCATCTTTGCGGCGGAACGCCTGCCGAAGCTCGCGTTCCTGAACCGTTTCGATATTTCGTACGGCGTCTACATATACGCGTTTCTCGTGCAGCAGATGCTGGTGTGGTGGTTCGGAACCGGCGTCGCTCCGACAACCCTATCGCTGCTCACGGTTGCAATGGTGACGCCGATTGCGACAGCGTCGTGGTTCTTTGTCGAGAAGCCGGCACTCTCCCTGAAGAAGGTGTCCCCCGCGCCACCGAAGTCTTCTGAGCCTGCACCAACCGATGTCAGGCAGCCCCTCGCTTAACGAATGCGTCGAGCGCGGATTCGCCCATTGCAAGTCGCCGTGCCGCCCGACACGCCGGCGGAAGCAACCAGATAAACCGTAGCGGCCGAAGACAGCGGTACGCGGACGGTAGGTGTAACCAGCGTGTCGCCGAGTCCTTGCCCGTTTGAGCCAATTTTCAGCATCGAGGTATCGAACGCGCCGAAGGCAGCTGATACGGTCGATATGCCGACTCCGGGATTCACAAAAACGGTCGACGCGGCCGGCGCAAACTGGACGACTCCCTCAACGTCCCAGTCGCCCGCGGACAATGGCGCGGTCGCGCAATTCACGGCGACATTGTTCGTTATGCTCGTGCCCGTCGTCGCAGCCGGGTTGATGAATTCCCCAACGCTTCCCGCATTCGCGTTATCGCCGAGCGCCGTGCCGACAATGCCGGCCGTCGACGACGGCGTGATCGCTCCTGTTGCGGTGATCGTCGTGAAGCGGCCAGTACTTGCTGTAGTCGCTCCGATCGGCGTGTTATTGATGCTGCCCCCCGTGATCGTCGGAGACGTGATCGTCGGGCTCGTGCCGAACACAAGTGCACCGCTGCCCGTCTCGTCGGAAACCACGCTGGCCAGCTGCGCGGACGTCGTCGCCGCGAACTGATTCAGACCGGCGGACGTCAGCGCGATCGAGCTCGCGCACGTGAATCCCGTGCCGGCCGTCCATCGCAGCGCGTTGTTTGCGCCGCTGCAACTCGGCATGGGGAACGCAGTCGGTGTTGCGGTCGAGCCGGTCGCATTCGCGAGCACCGTGTTTGCGGTGACGGGCGACAGGCCGCTGACCGAAACACTTCCCCACGTCGACACACCAGACGGGCCGCCCGACACGATCGCTTGTCCGACAGTCGAACCGACCGTGTCGATCATCTGCACGGGCACTTTCGTCGCAGCATGCGCGACTGCGGTCAGCGCAAGCAGCGCGCCGATCAGGGTCTTCTTCATTGCGGTTCCTTCCTCTGGTTGATGGATTCGGTCAGGGCATCGTAGTCGCGCTCGCATTGCTGGCCGGCAATGCCCCGCTCGTCAGCGATTTTCGCCAGTTCTCCCGCGCGCTCGTCAGCCCGGCCGAACAGGTCGGCAAGCAGATCGAGGGCGTCGCCGGTTGCCGAGCTTCCGGCGGCAGCGGCGGGATGGAGGGCGGCTGCGACGAGCTGATCGACGCGCTGTTGCAGGCTGCCAGCGGCAGCGCGAGCAGCAAAAGCATCCGCGAGCGCGGCAGTTCGCTGTTTGTTCGCATCTTTCGCAATCTCCGATTGGGCCGCGGTGCGGCGTTGTTCTTCGGCGCGTGCGGCCGCGACAGCCTCGAGCTGCGATTTCTGCGCAGCTGCAGTCGTCGCGCGTACGCCGTCGGCGTGCCCTTTGAAGTAGCAGCCGGCGGCCGTGATCGCCAGCGCGACGAGGAAGGCGAGCCAGATGCGCGGATCGAGAATCGTCATGTGCCGCTCCGCATCAGATCGGCGAGCCGCCGCGCACGGGCGCCGACCTGCTTCGCCCACAGGCTGTTGAGCATCCCGTCGGCGGCCGCGCCATAGTCGCCGCGCTGGATCGCCGCAAGCGTGTTGACGAACGTCAGCAGCTTCCCTTGCATGTTGAACGCCATGTTCATCATCACGCGCTGGCGCACCGGATCGAGCGAGCGCCACCACGTGAGGTTGCGATCGAGCCACGCTTCCGTCTCGGCGACGTCGTTCTCGTACATCAGGTCGATCTCGTTGTCGCGGAACCCTTTGTCGGTGAGATTGCGGCCGATGCCGCCCGACACCTTGCCGACCGTGTCGACGTAGATGCGCTTCATGCGGCCTTCGTCGCGCGTGAGCTCCGTCTTCAACAGCGAGCGGTCATAGCCAGCCATGACGCCCCCCTTTCTTGCGCCAGTACGCAACGCGCGCCGCGATCCAGATGCACACGATCGCGAGGCCGACGAGCATCAGTGTCTCGGGCATATCGATCGTCGATGGCATGCGCATCGGTTTGAACAGGTTCACGGCCGACGAGATTCCGATGATCGAGAATCCGAGCGTGCCCCACCAGCCTGTCACGAACACGTTCGTAACGGCGATCCACATGCAGAACAGCAACACAACGAGGTTTGCGAGATAGAAGACCGTGACCATCATTGCCCCCCAAGGAAGCGGCGTTTCAAAGCCCCGATGAGGTCGGCTGTGTTGATTTCCTTGAACAGCTCTTTTGTGATTGCCAGTCCGAACAGGCCCACGAGGAACCCGATCGCCTGCTGCGCGCCGCTGTCGCTGATCGAGAACCACACGACGATCAGCGGGCCGCCGTAATACGCGACCGCGGCGCCCGACAGGAACGAGACGACCTTCTGCTTGCGCGTCAGTCCTTCGCCGATGAAGCCGAGCGCGATCAGCGAACCGATTGCGCCCGGCAGCAGTTTCCAGAGAAGGGCGCCGACGGCGGCCGTGCTGGTGGTGGTGGGTTCAGCCATATCGGCTCCTTCTTATTCGAGCGCGGCGCGCCAATTGAAAGACACATTCGCGCCGGGATTAGCGTCGCAACTCACAGTAAATGCTGTCGGTCCAACGGAACTGATCCACACGCTTTTCGCCAGGCCGATCCCGGTCGTCATACAGATCTGAATCTGGCTGATACTCGGCGTCATTGGCAACCCGTGGTTAATCGTCACGGACGTCGTTCCGTTAGCGATAGTGCCGGTCCCAAGATTTACGCCTTGCGGGTAATGAATGGCGCCGGCACCAGCGAACAACGTCGTCCCGGTCGGCCCTTCGGCGACGACCGCATCAGGTACGATCAGTTGATTGCCGCTGCCGCAATAGAACGCTTCCGAACCTGCGCCGAACGTATTCCATGACGAAATGCGCGCGCCCGCGACACGGACGATGTTGCCCGTTCCTTCGATGCGCACCAGCCCACGTGACAGCGTCTTGCCAACCAGATTCGAAAATTCGAAACGGCAGTTGTTGCCGAGAATGCGGACGCCGTATCCGTTCGTGTCGGCCGGTGTCTGTCCAAACGTAGTGACGTTTACAAACTGCCCGTCGACGCCATCGGTGACTGACGCGTCGACAAAGATCGGCATCGACGTTTGGTCAAAGTCGATATTCAGAGCATGAACCTGCGATGCGCGTCCTGCTGCGCTTTCGAAAAATTCAAATCCGACGAGATTGAAGATCGAGAAAATGTTCTCGAACATCGGGTTGTCGCAGCGCGTCATCGAACAGAAAACATGGTTCGCCTTCTGGTAATCCGTCACGGCGGATCCGTTGTACCAGAACGGCCATTGATGAATATTCGTCAAACGGCACGTGTCGAACACTTCGAAAAGATTGATGCCAATGCTGAACCACTGACCCCGCACGTTGTTCAGAGTCACTCGGCCGCCGCCGTTGGGATGTGCGACCTGCACGGCGCGATACGCGTTCAGGATCATCACGTCGTCCATGATGATGTCCGCGTTCTGCGATGAGAAATCGAAGTCAAATACCGTCGGAGTCCATCCCGGAGCCACGGCGTTCACGTGCTTGCGATACGAGCCGACGCGCAAGAATCGCACGGTATTAACGAAATTCACGCCAGCGTTGTTCGATACGTTAATGCCGATGCCGGGGTGATCAAAGAAGAACCAACTACCGGGACCGCGATTGTCGTACGGACCGGCTGACGTGAACGGCGACGTGCCTTCGCCTAGAAACGTGAGCGATTGTTGACACTGGATCGTTGCAGTGGTTCGAAAGCCATTGGCCGTCGATGGCACTTCCAGCAGTGGCAGATTCGCATTCACGGCGGCCTGAACACGTGCCGTGTCGTCGGTGACGCCGTCACCTTTCGCACCGAAATGGAAGAGATTGACGTTTCCACGAAGAATCAGACGCCAACAGCCGGGCCCGGTACTGCTCGCGATGATCGTGCCGCCGTTGTCCATATCGTGCGTGGCTGTACTGTCGTACCAGTAATCGCCTGCGCCGCGCCCCCCTGCGTAATAGCCGCGCGTCGACGCGGCTTGATACTTTGAGACATTCAGGCTTTTCAATGCGTCGACGGAGTCCACCACACGCGTGAGAACGCGTCCCCATTGCAATTGATCATCACCGACAGAGCCATAAGGCGGCACGTAAATCGACAGCGTCGTTCCGCCTACGCACCAGATACGCGACACGCCGAGCGGGATCGGCGCGTCGAACTGCAGAGTCGTGCCGCCGTCGATCAGCGAATAGCTAGAGGGGTCCTGCGCGATGCCAGCCATCACGACGATGCCGAGGTTCGCCTTCGTTCCATACGAGCGCGAGAGCTGCACGGACGTCGAAGTTCCGGCCGTGTAATCGACGCCGTCAGTCCACGATTCGTTTTTCAGATCGCCAGCGCCGACACTCGCCGGAAGCGGAACCATCGTCTGCATGCCGAGTTCGTCGAATCCGAGCAGCATCTTGCTGCGATCGTTCGCCGGCGGAAGTGTGCCGTCCGCGGTGTATTCGGCGATCGGGTATTGGATCGCGCGCGTGCGGTTGGAGCCTTCGTCCTGCAGCGCCATCCAGATGCGGTCGAAATCGGCGTTCACCGTGTCGGCGAGCAGGTCGCCATTGTCCTGATAGTCCACGTCTCGACGCAGGGCGACCAGCCGATAGATGATGATCTTGTCGCCGAGCAGCGGAGCGACCGAAAAGACCACCGATCCGCCCGATTCCTCACCGATTCCGTTGATCGAAAAGTGCGTTCCGACGTACAGCGGTGCACCGTTCTTGATCACCTTCAGGTCGGCACTGTTCAGGATCTTGAAGTCGAACGCGAACTCGGTGGTGATGCCGTTGCCGACATACGAAACGATGGGATTCTGGACTGGGACGGTCACGCTGCGGTCTCCGGTGGAGCGCCGCACGCGCGGCGCTAGACTTCGAGCGTCACTTCGTGCACGCCCGTTGATGGACGCCAATCGTGCCCCTCTGGGGCTGTCGGATTCCCGACTATCCGGCCGATGCGGACAGGGGTTTCGAGGATCGCGGACGCGCCGGAGTCGATGAAGTCGTCCGGCTGCTGTTACACCATGGGGTTGAAGGACTGCATCTGGTCCCACACCGGGCCGTCGAGCACGTCGACGTGCGCCCATAGAACGCCGGATTTCAGCGGCGGCTCGATACCCGCGAGGATCTTCTCGTTCTTGTTGACGGTCGCGGTACGCTCCACGACACCGCATATCAGCTTGCGCTGCCGGAGTGCCTTGCGCAGCAGCTGCGGCACGAACGAGCCGACGCCGTTCGTCTCGACGTAGATCTGCGGAATCGCGAATCGCTCGACCAGATCGCACACCTGCATGACTTGGCCGCCGACGATCTTCGAATTCTCACCGCTGGAAAATTCTGCAAACTCGCCGAGCATCGCCTGCGCGACGTGCCAGTAGTAGTTGCCGGCTGCGTCGTCGAGCAGCAGGGAAAACGCCGAGTCATCACTGCCGACCTTGCCTGTCGCGCAGTCCCAGTACGCGCGCGCACTAACGATGCGCGTGCCGCCGAGCATCATGCGCATTTCGCGGTTCGCACGCTCGACGATCGGATGCACGTCGTACGGCTTTAGCTTTTCGGGATCGAGCCGGACTTCCGTGAGCGGCTTCGCCTCGAGCTGATACTGCGAATCCCACTCGTTGATCGTCCGCGTTTCCTTACGCCGTAGTTGCAGTTCCTCGCGTGTGAAACGCTCCGGCCATGCACACCGCGCATAGACGTCGATCAGGCACCCGGGCGGCTTCGGGAACACGATCACTCGTCCCTCCACGCGATAGTCGCTTCCTTCCGTTAGCAGCCGCGCATGCTTGTGGATGCCTGCGAAGACGTACAGGCCATGCTCGTCCGGATCGAAATCGAACTGGTACCGTGTCTCCTTCGACGTGTCCTCATATCGCTTTGAATTCTCGAAAAGGCGGATCGTCAGCGAGTCTGCGCCCGCTGCAATGCGTTCCGGGTAGATCGAATCATGGGTATGCGGTGTGCCGATCAGCGTCTTCTGCGCGCCGGGCACCGCAATGTGTGTTGATTCGGCGATGCGTCGGCGCAGCTTCTCGCGTGCCTCGGGCGTCTCGATGTTGCCGGGCACTTCGATATCATCGAAATCGACGTCGTCAGCACGCGCGCCGGTCACGTTCGACATGACGCCTGTCGCGCGCATGCTCGGGTTCCGCGCGTCCGTCGCGCCAGCAACCCAGAACCGCTTCGCGCCAGGCTTGGTAGGTAGCATGCCGCGGCACAGCGGATGATTGCGAAGCACGTTGATCGTGTCCGCCGTCAACATAATGGCGGTGTCGTTGTCGGCCGACCAGATCAGCGACCGACGCGCCGGGTCGCGATACAACCGGTATGCCTTCCACACCGCATAGATCGTCGATTTTGCCGCACCACGAAACACCTGAAGGACGCGCACTGGCGCCGTGCAGGTGTCGAGCCACACGCAAATCCGGACGTGCAGAAGCGGGACGGTCCAGCCTTGAAATTCCGCCCAGAGGATGAAGAACGTCAGGAAGTCGACGGGCTTACGCTTTGCCATGCGTCTTTTTGTCGAATGCCGTCTTGCGCGCCTCCTGCTGCACGCGGTCTAACAGCTGCGCCGCCTTTCGTTCGGCGCGCGCGATGTCCTTGTCAAGATCGCCGGCGTCGGCATCTTCGGGTTCGACAGCGGCGCCCCCCGCACCACCACCGGCCGAATCCGCCTGAATCTTGCCGGTCAGTGTCACGATACGCATGATCAGGGCCAGCGTAGCCGCCGGCACCTTGCGACACCAATACGCGTCGCCGCGCGTCTTCGCATCCATCTGTGCGATCGGAATACCAGCACCTACCCAGTTATCCGGATCGGCCTCGTCAAGAAAGTGGTCAGTGAGCTTCACGCTCAAAGCCTGAAGTCGGTCGTATTGATCGGATCTCACGATTCCCCCCTATATGGTGCACGCGATGTGCACTCGCCGCTTTGCATCGAGATACGCAGCATGTGCAAGTTCCGGCGTGTCGTACGTACCAATGTGCTGCTTCTGGCCGTCGACGGTGATCGAGGCAGCCCAGCGATCACGATTCGGGCTCACACCTAGAAGCCCTGCCACATTGTCGCGTCGCGCATTACGCTGATTCTGGTTGTTCTCCGAACGAGTCGCGAGCCGAAGGTTAGACCAGCGGTTGTCGCTGCGCACGCCGTTCACATGATCGATGTCACGATCCGGCCATTCTCCAGTCACAATGACCCAGATCAGCACGTGCGCCATGACGCGGCGCCGGTCGACAGAAACGCGACGGTACCCACGTGCATTCACGTCGCCAGCGACCGAGCCAGCGCCGGCGTTCCCCTGTCGACCAACGCGCCACGTCAGCACGCCTGTCTCCGGGTCGTAGTTCAATAGTTCGCGCAGACGCTGCGCGGCAAGTGCTTCGCCCATCATCCCCCCTGAAACGCGTTGCCGAGATCAGGCGCGCGCTGCGGCGCGCTGGTGCCCGGCTCCCAGAAGTAGTCATTGTGGTATTGCTGGCGCGACTTCGCTACGTTGCGCGACGTGACGCCCGGCGACAGGTTCTCGGCGATGTTGTCCCAGATCAGCCGGTTCCACACCGTTTTCCAGTACCAAAGATTGACGATCGGCATGTTCGATTGCGCGAACTTCAACAGGTCGGCGGACAGATGGGTATCTTTGCCTTCGGCGGCGGCCATCGCATTGTTGGAGAACGGCGTGACCGCCTGAATAGCGGTCGATACAAGGGGGCCACCAAAGACGCTGCCGACGGCCTCGGCCGGGTTCTTCCCGGTGAGCATGGCCGACAGCATGTCGCCCGCGAAGCCTGCGCCGCCGCCCTTGGTAAACGCGCGGAACCAGAATGCGCCGCCATGCTTCACGTCATCGCCCATCGGTTCTGGATCTTTCCCCAGCAGCAGGTTTTGCAACTGGACAGCCAGCGCACCGAGCAGCGTCGTGCTGACGACGAGCGCCGCACCGTACGCCATCGGACTGGCGAGCGTCGGTGCGCCTTCGACGCGGAAGTCGCCGGAACGGCGCATTTCGCCGATGCGCCCCCAGTGCCGCGAGATCATCGCGATCGGGAACGATTTGAACTGCAGGAAGGTCTTCTGCAGCTCGCCTTGCAGCGTGCCGGGCGTCGCCGCGGCAATCACCTTCGTGCGCAGGTCCGGGTTCAGCACGGCGAATTCGCCTTCGTCGCGGATCATGCCGAGCAGTTTCGGCACGACGTCAGCCGCGCGCGCATCGCCGGTGCCGTACAGCGCGTCCGGCGTCAGATACTTCGAACCGTTGTACTCGCCGGGCGTCGCGCGGTTCACAAGCGCCCAGTCGTCAGCGGTAATGCCAGAACGCGTGAGCGATCGCCGATCCCACTCGGTCAGCTTGCTCCATTCCGTACCGCTGATCTCGGCAAGCCCGCGCATCATCTGCGCCTGAAACGCGGTGCGCATCGCGTCTGTCCAGCCCGTGACGCCGCCGAACTTCATGGTCTGCGCCGAGAGCCACTTCGCCCAACTCGTCGCGAGGTGATCGGTGCCCCATCGATTCAGGCCGTGCTCGAGCGTTTCGGCAATCAGGCCTTGCGACGTTAGCCAACTGCGATAGTCGCCGGAGCCGGGACCCATCAGTCTTGCGGCGGTGCCGAGCGTCTTGAAGAATGGGACGCGGTTGTAGCCAGCCGTGACGAACATCGTGCCAACGTCGCCGAGCGCTGCAAGAATCGTGAGCTGCAGCTTGATCGCACTCACCGTCGTGCGAACCGTCTCCATCTTGTTTGCAACAGCAGGATTGACCGGCGTGTTGGTCGCGCCCGTCACGTAGTTCCAGTAGGCGCCGACCGACGTCATACCGCCTTCGAGCGTGCGCAGTTCGGTGTTGTCATGCAGTGCGGTTAGCTGCATCTGCGTGCGCATGTTGCGCGTCGGGTTGGGACCGTACCGCTCGACGAGCGCGATATTCTTCGCCATGCCGCCGACGTGGTCGATCAGCGCGTTCAGCAGCGAACCTTCGCCGTACGCACGGTTGTACTCGATGTGCGCGTCGGCATCCTTGAAGTGCAGCACGCGATGTTGCGAGCCGGCATTTGCGCGTGCGGCCGCCCCCGTCGTCTCGCCGGGCACGATCTTGTTCACACCGCCGTACGCGATCGTGTCCCATACGCCTTGCTGACGCGGCTCGACACCCATGCCGCGCGCGGCGATGTTACGCGCTTCCCACGACTCGCGGTCCTCGCCGGTGAGCACGCGGCGCAGCGCGGCGTCGTCGAGCGGATTCCCCGCGTCATCCAGATACTGCGAGCGGTCGAGCCGCGGCAGCACGAAGTCGGCCCATGCGTGCCGCGCGGCGTCCGAGCCGTTGCCGAGGATCTTCGCCTGCGAATGGCGGATCGGCACGTATCCGTAGTCGAGCTGGCCGACGTTGCCGCCCGCGCGGTTGAAGCGCTCGCGCATGGCATTCGACGTCGCACCGATCTGCTGCGCGGCCGCCTTCGCCACTTCGTTTCCCGTCGAGCCATCAGCGCCGCGGTAGATTTCGCGGATGATGTCGCGCTCCATGGCTGGATTGTCGATGTCAAATGCCCGCGCGAGGAAGTTCTGCCCATGCTTCATCGCCTCGATCGCGTCCATCGTCTGCCGCATGTAGTCGGCCTTGATGCCGCCGGCCAGCTCATACGTGCGCTCGATATCTGCTTTCACGGCCTTCTCGCGGGCGCGCTTCGCGTATGCGCGCTCAGGATCGGCAAAGAGCGCTTCCTGAATCCGGTCTGTCGTCTCGATCTGCTTGGCGATCTGCAGCTGTTTGCGGGCCTTGTCGAGGTTCGCCTCGGCTTCTAACTGCTGCCGAGCCCATTCCGCGCCGGCCTGCACGCGCTCGGCTTCGGTCATCGAGCGCCAAGCGGCCGGGTCTTGCCGCGCCACTGCGCGCATGCCGGCACGAACGCGGTTCTCGATACCGTCGAGCTCAGCTTTCTTTAGATCTCGGCCGGCCGCCTGAGCGACTGCCGCTGCGCATTTTGCGTGCATGGATTACCCCAGAGTCGTGATAAAGCAGTTCGCCGCCACCTCGAACAGCTTGGCGTCGGCCATCGTCGCAGCATGCTCGGCGTCGATCGTGTCGAGTGCGTCGCGCAGCGATCCGCGGAACTCGCCGGCCGTCGCGTCGAATTCGACCTGAGCGTCGGGCGTCACCGCCGCAGCTTCGCGAAGGTTTGACTCGACGGCGGTCGGCGGCCGCGCTGCTGGTTCACCAGTCCCGGTCACGTCGCGCACGGCGGCAGCGAGGATATCGCCGGCAGACGGCGTCTGCTCGGCGGCCATTACCGTCACATCGGCATTCCGCTGCGTCACTTCAGCGCGGCGCACCGCCGGCGAGCGATCGGCCTCGCGCTGCGCGCGGGCGATGCTCGATACGAAATCCGCGATCGCCGTGCGGCGCGTAGCCGGCGCGTCGATGCCGGCGCGCGCGGCGCGCATTTGCTCGATCTGCGAGTCGAGCGTCGGCAACTGCTCGCTCGCGCGTTGCGCCTCGGCGTTCTGGCGGATCATGCCCTCGAGCCGCGCGACCTGCGCCTCGTGGTCGGCCTGCGCCGCGTCGATGCGTCGTTGCGCCTCGGCGGCCGCGGCCTTGTACTTCGTGCCCTGCTCCTGTAGCTGGCGTGTCAGCTCCTTCACCATTTCAGGCGACGTATCGGGTGCGTTCGCGCGCAACGCTTCCAGCTCGGCGCGGGCCTGCGCCACGGCGCCCGGCTCGGCGAGGTTCGCCGCTTGTGCGGCCAGATCTCCGCGGTACGACTCGGCGTCGGCAATCAGACCATCGAGCGCGTTCGCGCGCGTGAGATCGTCCGGGGTGAAGTAGCGCGACACGTCCGGGAAACCACCGTCGTCCATCTGTCGCGCCGCGAGCTCGAATGCGTCCTGATGCGCGGCCATGCCGTTCACATCCTCCGGCGAGCCGAACACGTACGCGTCGTCAACGATGCGCTGCCCGCGCGCCGTCAGGGCGGCGTCGACTTCCTGCGGGGACGGGTTGAATCGAACGTCGTCAACGGCGTGGTTCGCGACATAGTCGTCGTAGCGCTTCAGGTATCCGATCGTTTCGGGATGCGTCGGCGAGCCGCCAGCCTGAACGGCGCGCGCCTGCTCGACGCCCCCGTTGTACTCCGTGACGGCCGCGCGCAGATCGCCATCGTAGCGCTTGATCAGGTCTTTCGCGTATCGCGCGGCCGCGTCGATCGAGTTCAGCGGGTCTTTCGGATCCCCCTTGCCGTACGCCGCCCACGTCTCTTTCGTGAACTGCATCACGCCTTTCGCGCCGGCCGGCGACACCTGATCGCTGTTCGACATTTCGCCGCGGTTCTTGATGAACAGAAGAAGGGCCGGCGGCACGCCTTCGCGCTGCGCAGCCTGCGTCGCGTATGCGTCGAGGATCGGCGAGTTATAGGGGAGCGCCTTTCGCGCGGCAACGTCAAGACTCGGCAGAGGCGTCGACGGATCGGCATTGCGCGCTGTGCGCGCAGCCGACGCGAGGCCGCCTGCGTGCAGCCCTCCGAAGAAGCCAGCCATCAGCGTCGAGGCCGCGAGGTTCGTCGGGTCGAGCGGGTCAATCTGGTCCGCGAGGTGGTCATATCCTGCGTTCTTCAGGATCGCCTTCTCCGCGGTGCTTTGTCCGATCGCCATACCGGGGCCGCCAACCGCGACGAGCCCGAGCGTGCGGGCGATGGTCGAGCCCCCTGCGGGCAGCACTGCGCCGGCGGCGCCAAGCGCGCCTTCGACCGCGCCGACCGCTGTGCGCGTGCCGACGTCGACGCCTTCGCGCTTCAGTTCTTCGGATCGCCCGAGACCAATCGATGCGCCGCCCACCGCGGCACCTGCGACCGGTCCGCCGAGCACCGCGGCCGGCACGATCTGAACGAGGCCGCTTACGGCGCCCTGAACGATCTGATCGGTTGTCGTGGTGTTCTGCGGATCAGGGCGCAGCATGTCGGACAGGCTGTACAGTCGCTGGCCTGCGGCCGACGTGAACAGCGTGCCCTCGCGCTGCTTCCTGAACGTCTCGCCGAGCCGCCGGTCCGTTTCCTCTTGCACCTGCGGATTCAGCAGCGATTCGGTCGGATCGGTCAGCATCTGGCTTGCGCCGGCCGTCAGGTCAGCCGCGCCGGCCGCGAGCCGCGCCGCACCCTGCACGGCGCCGAGACTGACCGCCAATCCGAGCGAACCGAGGCCCGTTGACGGTTGCGGCCGCGGCTCCGGCGGCAGTTGCACATTGCCTTGCCCCGAAAGGTAGGCGCTGGTCGTGTCTTCGTAGAGGGGATCGATCGGCATATCAGCGCTTCGGTACGGGCTTCGTGAGGTGGATGAGCAGCGGCGCGCCGGTCGTGTCCGTTACCGGACGAGCACCGGTGAGCACCGTGTACGTGCCGCCGATGCCGACGCGCTGCAGTCGATAGCTCGCGAACTGCTGCATGAACTGGTCGATCGGGATCTTCGTTCCGTTCGCGATCACGCTGTCGACAGGCCGTCCGCCGGGCTGGTTCTCGATGTTGGTGATCGACGCCTGTTTGACGCCTCCATCGAAATCGTCGTCGGACCAGCCCCACGGTTTGGCGGCCATGTACCGGTCGCCGCGCGGGTCGATGCCGCCCGTCTTCGCGAGGCCGCCGGTCGCGACGTTGATGCCCGTCTCGACGTCGGTCGAGTTCGGCACGTCGCGGCCGTTCTTGCGCGCGCTCGCCACCGCGGCGAAGTACGCCGTCTCGCGCGCATCGCCGAGCTGTTGCGGCGGCAGAGCGTCACCGATGCGTTTCGCGATCGTCGCCTGCAGTCCGGTCGCGGCCGCCGCGTCGACCTTCACCAGCTTGTTCGCAAGCGCGTCTTGTCCGTCGAGGATGTACTGCGCGACGGGCATGCCGCTCTGCATCATCAGTGGGCCGCCAGACGGATCAGCTGCGCCAGCCTTCATCGCGAGCGCCGCCGCCGGGCTCTTATCCTTCCACTGCTCGGCGAGATCGTTGATGCGCGCGGCGTTCCCCATCGAGCGGCCAAGCAGCGCGAGCGCCTGTGCTTTCGTGTTCGTCGGCAGCGCGTCGATCGTCTGCAGCACATTGCGCGCCTCGTCCGGGGTCAGCAGCGACACGCGGCGGGCGGCCTTGTGCTCGACGACCGGCGCCAGTTGAGCGCGCGCCGCGAGGGAAGACGCGAGCTGCGTAATGCCCGATGTATCGATCGGAGGCACGACATCGATTGCGCCGCGTTCCAGCGCCGCGTTCCACGGGTCGCGTTTGTACGCCTCGTCGGTCGCGGTCAGGATCTGCTTTTGCTGTTTGATCGCGGCCGCTTCGAGCGGGTCGGTGCCGGACTGGTTCTGCTTCGATTCATTCGCCTGCACCGCGGCGCGCATCTCCGGCACGGACAGGGTCGAAAACGACGCTCCAACCGCGGCTTGCTTGATGACGCCTTGTGTCTGCTGCTCGAGCGCGGTGCCGCGCGTGGCCGCCGTGAGCTGCTGCACATACTCGGGGCTGAAGCGCTTGCCCTGCGTCATCAGATCGGTAGCTTGGTTGAATGCCGTCACCGCCTCGCGCTCGCGTGCCTGCTGCTCGCTCGTCATCTGGTTCTGCAGCGACAGCCGGTTCGAGACGACCGAGGCGAGCACCTGATTGCGTTTGCCCGCGTCGAGCTTGCCGGCGTAGTAGCCATCCGGCGACGTCAGGTCCTTCTCCAACTGCGTGAGCGCGGCGAGGTCGCCGTTGCCGCGCGCGGCGATCGCGGCAGATTGCGCGTGCGCCGCGTATTGGCTGTCGGCCCAGTCTTGCGCGACCTGTTCGGCGCGCTGCTTCGGGATGCCGGCCGACGCGGCGGCGCTCAGGTATGCCGATCTCGTGCTGGTGACAGTTGCGTCGATACCACCCGGATTCGTCGCGATGCTCTTGCCCGCTGTGTCGAGCAGCGTGGCCGCATTCGCAGCGATGAGCTGCTGCGTGTTCTTCGTCAGCACCTCCTGCATGCCGAGCGTCACCGTGCGGTCGAGCCCCTGCGCCTGGATCGTGGCTATGTTCTTGAAATGGTTGTCCGGCAGCGCGCCGATCGTCGAGTCGAACGACTGCTTCTGCGCATCTTTCAGTGCCGCGACATAAGCAATTTGGTCGATTTGACCACTCTGCAACTGCTCATCGAGGTCCTTTTTCGACGACTTCACGTTCGTCTCGTGCGTCTGGAACATGACGGCTGCGTTCGTGCGCGCGAGATCCTGATCGAGCTTCTGACGCTGCTGAAAGATGTCCGCCGTGAGCTGAGTACCAGCCGCGCCAAGCCCCTGCACTGCCCGCGCTTCTGCACCGCCGAACGCATCCGGGCTTGCCTGAACGGCCGGACCGGGCTGCGCAACGACGCTCGCCGGATCGCCTAGTGGAATTCGTGCCATGTGTCCTCCAGGTTACGAGCTGGCCAGCTTCTTCCAGCCGGTAATAAAGTTCGATGCGCCCGACAGCACAGACGAAAGCGCATTGACGCCGCCGGCGCGCGACTGACCCTGAGCCGACCGCATGTCCATGTCTGCTTGACCGCGCAGCGCAGTCGCGCGCGTGTCGGCGTTCAGGATCGAATTGAGCGCGTCCATTTCCGTGTTTTGCGTGATGCGCTGGCGCACGTCGTTCGATGTGCCAGTGCCGACGTTCACGCCCGACGCGGCCAGCGACGCGTTCGCTTGGCCGACAGTGCTCGCGCCCTGCTCGCGGATTCGCTTCGCCTGCTGATAACCGGCCGCCTGCGTCTGGTCGGCCTGCATCAAGCTCTGCTGCGCCGCGAACATCGCCGCCTGCGACGCTGCGTCGCCCTGCTGCGACGCGCCGCTCGCGGAAGTCAGCACCGAGCCGACGGCGGGCAGCAGCTTTGCACCCGTCGTCACGGCCCCCATGATCGTCACCGGATCACACATGCGGCACCTCGAAAGTGATTGAGGCCTCGATGAGGCCGAGCGTCTTGTAGAAGCGCGCCGTCTGCTCGACGTGCACGCCGGTCGAGATTCCGAGGAATATGTCGATCGCGCCTTGCTCGCGCGCCCATTGGCGATACGTGCGCACGAAGCGCGCAGCAAGCATGCCGCCGCGGTGCGCCGGATCGATGAATAGGCCGAAGTCGCATGCGATCTTGTCCTCGGACATCCAGTGCGCAACGACGGTCGCGGCCATGACTGCGATCGGTGCGCCGTCGCGCTCGGCCAGCATCAGGAATCCGTCCGGACGTTCGATCAGGCTCTCGAACAGTGCGGCCAGTTTCGCCGACGAGAAGCGGTAGCGGCGATACCGCGGCGACTCGGCCGCCATGATGGAGCCGAGCTTGACGAGCGCGGGAATATCGTGGGGCGTTGCTTTTCGGATCATGGTTTCAGCCCGTGTTGACGGTGAACTGGCGCAGGAGCGCGAGCACGTACCAGTCGTACGGCTGGTCCTGCGTGATGGTGATTTCGGACGACGAGTCCCATCCGAACTCCGTGATGTCCTTGTCGCCGGTGAAGGGCTCGGGCGGCTTGTTCAGGACGTTCTCGCCGAAGCCGCGAAACGGGATGATCTGGCCGTTGACGAGGCACCGGATCGTATTCAGGAAACGCAGGATCACGCGGCCGGTGCGCTGCTGGTTGCCCTGCGACGTGCCGAGACCGCCCGACAGATTCGGTGTCAGCGCGACGATCGTGCTGTCGTAATGCAGCCCGATCTCGAACGTTTTGGCCTGCCGCGGCAGCGTGACCTGCCCGTCGATCACCGTGAACTGGCCCATGAAGACGCCGTCCGCTTTCACGTCGCACGTTTTGCCTTCCAGCGTGCCGAGGTTCGTCCACACATTTCCGCCCGTATCGCTCGAGCCGATAATCGCGGCGTCGGTCTGCACGCCGGCGTCGAGCCGTTCGACGTTCTGCACGACGTTGCCGTTGATGGTGCGCTGCACGACAGCGAAAAGCACGTCACCGTCGGCACCCGGAATGCAGCAAACGGATTTGAATGCGCCGTCGGTCGTGTGACGAGCGAAGCCGCACACGTTCTCGTCACGGTCGTACGTCATCGATATCAGCACGCCATCGGCACGCACCATCCACACGACCGGTGTCGGCTCGGCCTGAAACGCGATATCAACGACGCCCGACTCGGTGATGTGCGCGGCGAGCCGCGTCAGGTTCTGCGAGCGGAATGAATCCGTGTTGAAGTCGTACGCCATCGAGCGGATCTTCTTCGCCGCGCGCTGCGGGAAAATCAGCTCGTTCCCGACGCGCACCGGCCGAGGCCGGGCAGTGCCGTAGATCGACTGGCTGCGCACGTTGATGTTCGTCGGCGTGATAGAGCCGACCGAGCCGCCGTCGATCGTGAATTCCTCGCCCTGCGTGAGCACGGTCAGGATGCGCGAGGACGCGAGGTGCATGATCTGGTTCACCTGATCGGACGCGACGTCGTATGAAAAGCCGTCGCCGTCGTCGGTGCCGGGCGTGAAGTCGTAGTAGAGTCCCGTCGCGCTCGCCCACACGCGTTCCGGATAGCCGCTCGAGCCGGCCGCGTACAGCCGCTGCTGGTACAAGCTGACCGCGCACGGGTAGCCGTCGGTCGGGTTCCACATGAACGTCTTGAGCATCCACCCGTCCGGGGGCGCCGTGATCGTCGCCGACAATTCCTTGACGATGCGGCCGTACGCCTTCGATGCGTCGACCACCTGCGTGATCTCGATCAGACCACCGTTCAACGTGACGTACGAACCGACGTCGCTCGCGCGCCATGCCTGCCCGAGACCATACGGATACAGCGCGCCAAGCACGCTGCCTTCGAGAAGCGTGCCGGTGAAGTTGAACGTGATGTGCGTTGCATCCGGGACGGTCGCCACCGTGTAGAGCCCGTCGAGCCCCGCCGACTCGAATCCGGAGAGCACGAACTGCTGTCCGACCGACAGCCCATGCGCGTTGACGCTCTGCAGTGTCATCGTCGTTCCGGTCAGACTGACTTTCTGGACCGCGACCGCCGCGCCGTCGGCGACCAGCGTCACGGCGCTGTCGGCCGGCTTCGCATTGCTCGGCGTGATGGCAACGCGCGGCGACCCGTCGAGCTTCCAGCCGTTCGGCCCGAACGATGTCGAGGTGAAGCCGCTGCTGATCGACACGGTCGCGCTGGTCGATGTCGAGACCGCGATCACTTCGGCGACACCGGGCCCCGCGACGATGTTGCGGCCGACGTCGCTCGGCAGGAACGCGGCGCCGGACGCGGTTACGTTAGCCGTTCCCGGCACCGTGGAGGACAGCACGATCGACACCGCGGGGCGCGTACCGATCTCGTCGATGGGGCCGGGATCGAAAGGCGCATCGCTGATCGCCCACGCAGTTTGCAGGACGCGCACGAGCCGTTTCATGGGCATCGACGGGTGCGCGACGAACATCGTGTCGCTGCCCTGCGCGTATTCCAGTTCGAACACCTTGTCGGCCGACCACGGCGTCGAGATCTCGATCGGAACGCCGCTCTGCTGAATCTGTCCGTCGACCGAGTAGAAACGCGCGTACGAATCGCCGAGCTCGACGAAGTACGCCTGCGACTTGCTGAACACGAACGGGATCAGCCGCGTCGTGCCAGTCGTTTTCGTGCGCGCGATCTGGCGGAAGCCCGAGCGCCGGCGCGAGCCGCCCTCGATCTGCGGAATCGCGTTGAGCATTGTCTTCACGCCGTTCGCGTACCGGTCAAGGTCGATGTGACCTTCGAGCGGTGGCGACAGCTCGCCGGCGTTGAAATTCGACTGAATGGTGGTGATCTTCGCCATGACTTACCGCCCCGGCGCACGACCGGGCGGGGTCGTGTAGCTTGACAGACGCGATTCGAGCAACGGGAAGTCGCCGATCGTCTCGGTGTCGTCGTCCTGTCCGTTGATCGCCTTCGCCTGCTTGAGGAAGGCTGCGAATTCAGTCTGCGCAGTCTGGGCCATCGCTGCGGACTGCGTGATCGGATACGCGATCGCGGCCTTAATTGCCTTCGTGACGACGTCTACCAGCGTCGATTCCCACGTCGCCTCGTTCTCGTTTCGGAAGATATAGACGAACGGCATGGCATTGACGAACGCCAGAATGCGATTGCCTTCGGCCGCGTAGTCGAGCGGGCACTTGCGGCTCCCGACCTGAATCGTGCGCAGCCAGTCGGCCGGCAGCTGGAACTGGTACGGATAGTCGAAGGGCGGCGCTTCGGCAAGCGGCGCGAGCACCACACGTTTCGTGCACGAATTCCACGGATGCGCGCGCAGCATCGCATCGCGCACCTCTGCGTATAGGTTCGAGCAAACGAGTGCACGATCCGTCGGTTCATCGAAAGACGAAATCGGCTTGTCGCCGAGCTGCAGCAATGCGCTTGAGCAAATCGAAACGCTACTGGTCATGGTCGCCTCAAACAAAAATGCCGGGAGCAAGCGCCCCCGGCATAACTCCTACGCCGCGCCGGGAAGGGCGCGGATCAGTCCAGTACGTAGTGCACGGTCACCGAGATCAGCTGACCCGGCGAGGCCGGCGTCGCGGCGCCTGCGATCGTGCCGTAGACGTCCACCTCGTACGGCGTCACATACGACTGACCAGCGTTCGTGAGCGCGCCAGTGTTCGTCACGTCGATGTTCTGCGCCGCCGCAATGGACGTAGCAGCCGCGAGCGCCGTTGCTGAAATGACCGTCTTGTCCGAGGTTTTGCGAAGTCCGAGCGACATGGTCGATGACGCAGTACCTGCTGCGTTGTTCATGCGCGTCGACGAGATGCGCGCACCACCAGGGATTCGGCCAAAGTAGACCGTGTCGTTGATCTGGCCAGCGACAGACGTGATCGTCGCGAACATGATCCGCGAGCGGCCGCCGGTTTCGTTCGGCTGCAGCTTTGCGTTCGGCGCGCCGAGCACCTTCGCCATCTGTACCGAGTTGGTTTCTGCCATGATGTGCTCCTGTTTCGTGTCGAGATCGATGGAGAGCGGCGCGCGGCGCCGCCCGTCACATCACGCTCAGAACTGGTAGTCGATCGTCACGACCTTCTTCTCGTCGGTGCGCACGGCACCGTACGACTCGCCGATGTAGATCTGGATCGCGTTGCGCTTGTCGCGGCGCGGACCGATGTCGATGTCGCGGTTCAGGCCGACACCGAATTGCGTCGACGACTTCGTGTACGCGACCGTCGTCTTGACCGTGCCGGCCGTGTTCAGCGCTTCGTACGGAATCCAGTTGAAGCCGAGCCAGCGCCCCGACAGCTTGCCGTCCTGCAGCATCTGCACGGCCATGAAGTCGGCGGACGTGAGCGTCGTGTCGCTCAGGATGTCCTCGAGCATTTCGGCGTCGTACAGCATGTACAGGTCTTCGCCATTCTGCTCGTCGGCTTCGTTCTTGCGGAACAGCTTCTTTGCCGTGATCAGCTTCGCCTTCGTCATGCCGACGCCGCCGTCGAGGATCTTCTGCGACGACGGCAGCGCGATCGAGCCATACGGCAGCGCTTCGCCGGCGCGCGTGATCGAGTTGCCGATCAGCGCCTGATAGATCACCGCGTCCTTCTTGCGGTTGAGGGCGGCGAGGCCGTTCTGCATGTACGTGCCCTGCGGGTTCGCCTTCAGCTTCGGCAGGTCGTACTTGTCGATCGGCGTCGACCAGTCCTTGTCCTGCATCAGCGCGACGCGCGTGTCGTTCGGGTTGTCGTTCCACACGGTGTCCGACAGACGCGACGTGACGTCGTTTGCTTCGGTCGCGCCCATGTTGTTCGCGGTGAAGCTCGAGCCCGTGACGTCGCCGTACGCCATGACGGTCGACTGCAGCCGCGACTCCTTCTGCTGCGCGGCCATGATGTAGCCGTCGGCGAACTGCTGCACGAAGGCTTGAGTGATCGTTTCGTTGTTCGTGCTCATGGTGAGAGAACTCCCAAAAGGTTCGATGTCGTCTTGTCGCCTTCAGGGTGTCCGTTGCCGGGCCTGTGTTACGCGCTCTCGTCGGCGAACTCGAGCTATCGGGCTGGTCGGGTATCCGCGCGCCACCGCGGGCCGAATGCGTTGCATCTTCGACCGACGTGCCTGTCGGAATCCCGACCAAATGGCGCACGAATAAAAAAGCCCCGCGCGAAGGCGGGGCGAAGTGGCTGCTGCGTGGGTTCTTCAGGCGATCGGCGTGTTGCCGTATTTGCGGTTGTAGAACGCGTCGATCCGCGCCCGCGTCGCCTTGTGATCCGGGTGCTTCGGATTCGTGTTTGCCTCGGAGATCAGGAGCTTCTTCACCTCGTCCTCGGACATGAAACCGCCGCCGTTGCCGGAGCCAGCCGGCGTGTCCTCCGAGAACTCAGGGCCAAGCGCGGCCATGATCTTGATGAACGTCGGATTGTTGGCGAGGCCGGCCTTTTCCAGATCGTCGAACGACATGTTCGCTGCCTTCGCCACCGCGTTGCTCGCGCGGAACGCGAGGCCGACGTTCTTCTGAAACGTCGCGTCGTCGGCCCAGTCCTTGCGCAGGTCGGCGGTCGCCGCCTCGGCGTTGTACTGCTGCGCGCCGGCCGCAAGTCCCGGCACGACCTCGAAGTACTTCGACATGATCCCGTCGAATTGCTTCTGCGACAGGCCGAGCGCGTGCATGTCGTCGCGGAACTTCGTGAACAGCTTGTCGTTGTTCAGGTCCCCGACGACCTCCTTGAACTGCTCTGGCACCGTCACCTGATACTCGGCGGCGGACGCCGGCGGTGCGCCGCCGTCGCCCATGCGCTTCGACAGTTCGCCGTAACCGCCGGCGAGCTTCTGTGCCGACGCGCTCAGGTCGATCGAGCCGTCCGCAGCAGTAACGCGGTACTTCTCGGGAATCCAGTCGAGACTCGACGCCGACGTGCCGTCGCCCGATGCGCCACCCGACAGGACTGAACCAGCTACTCCCGAGCCCCCGCCCGATGCTCCGCCGTTTGCACCTGTCGCGCCTGCAGCGTTGCCTGCAGATCCGCCCATGCCTGCTGCGCCGCCAGCAGCGCCCGGAACTCCGGCGGCTCTATCGCTTCCGCCACCTGCGCCACCGCCCGCATCACCCGCCGCATCCATGAGCGCATATTTCCTCCAGAAATGCATGTTGCCTCCGTTATGCCGCTGCCTTCACGGCGGTCAGTGCGCCGGCGGACACGATCGCCGTCGCCGGGCTGTTCAGGGTCGCATTGCCGGACGACGTCGTGCCGTCCGACTTCTGCAGCGTCGCCGTGTCCCCGTTCGTCACGATCGCGTCCGTCGCCGCGAGCGTGACGACGCCATTCGTCGCGGTGAGATTGCGCGTCACGGTGCCGGCAGAGTTCCGCACGGTAACGGCGCCGTTCACCGCGAGCGCGGCCCATGCGCCGGCCGTCTTCTTGTAGACGACGAGGGTCACCGGATCGATCGTCACGTCGCCGTTCTCGCCGACCTGATCCTGCGGCTTGCCGCTGTAGTACGGCACGCCGTACGGCTTGTCGTCGGTGCGCGGCGCGCCGTAGGCGATCCAGCCGCTGCCGGTAAGTTGCGAAGTGCCGGACATGTCACTCTCCTTCGGGTTCTGCGCCGTTGGCGCGGTTGATCATGCTGATGATGTGCTCGACGACATCGCGCCGACCGAGCCGGTACGTTGTCTCGCGCTCGCCGTCGTGGCCGCCGCGCACGAACACTGAGCCGGTGAAGCGGCGCACGAGATCGTCGAGCACGAGCGAGCCGGCCGGGCTTTCGAAGATCACGCGGTAGTCGTCGGGCGTCGCGCGCTGCTCGGCCGACGCACCTTCGATGTGCGCCTTCATTGGTTCGCCACCATGCGACTAGCGGCCGCGCTGCCGATCGACTTCATGACGTCGCCCTGTACCTCCATGCCGAGCTGTTGCTGCTGTTGCTGCGCGGCGGCGGCTTGCTTCTGCTGGCGGTACTGCGTGACCTGATCGCTCGTGCGGACGATGCTGTCCGGCACGCCGAGATTTTTAGCGGTCAGGCGCACCGCCTCGTCGCCGTCAATGTTGTCGAGCGCTTCGGGCTTCACCTGAGCGATGACAGTGACGTCGCCCATCAGGCGCTCGATCGCGGACACTTCCTCGAGCTTCTGCGCGCGCGCGAGCGGCGACTGGTACTGCACCGAGAAATTGCGGCCGCCGAGCGAGTCGGGCGGGGGCGGGAAGACGCCTGCGCGATACGCGAGGCCGAAGCAGCGCGCGATCAGCGGCTGCAGGTACTCGGCCTGCAGGCGGCCGTAGATCGGGCCGAGCAGCTGACGGATCAGGTCGACGCGCACGTGCACTTCCGTCGCCGTCATGGCGGGGCCGTCCTGCGGCTGCAGTTGGTCGGCCATCAGCGTCTTGCGAATCTGTCCCTGCAGCTTCTCGATGCGCGTCTCGGCAAGCTGGAAATTCGACGCCGGCTGCAGCGGCTTCATGCTGTCGACGCTGTTCGCGACGATCACCTTGCGCGGGCCGACCTTCACCGTGCGCGGGTTCAGCACACCGTCGTCCTCGGCGATCCACATGCCAGACACAGCGAGGTCGAGGTTCGCGTATTCGAGCTTCACGATGTCGTTCAGCGTGCGGATGTCGGGCAGCGCGTCAAGCAGCGGGCCGACGCCGTAGACGCTGTTCGGGATCTTCTTCCATCGCGCGACGACGACCGGCATTTCGTGATACCCGGACTCGCGGATGACCTGCTTCTGGTTGCACGCGAACGTGACCGAGGCGATCGGCATGTTCTTCGCGCGCAACGCTCCGACCATGTGCACGTCGCGCGGATAGATCGCCTGACAGAGATCGACCAGTTCCTCGGGCTTGTTCTTCGCCTTGTCGACGATCTCCTGCGGCAGCGAGTCGCCGCGCCGGTTGAACTCGCGCACGCACTGCTCGGCCGTGAGCTGGTAGCAGCGGAACACGATGTCGACCGTGCCGCCCGGCTTCGACGATGCGCAGTAGACGCCGGCCATCGGCCAGTGCTCGAAGTACAGGCCGCCGGCGTCGCGGTTCTCGTCGATGTACAGCGCGAACCAGCCGGCCATGCCATCCGCGACGGCATCGGCCGCCTCGCTGTCGAAGTTCGCGCTGTGGATGTTCTGCCAGAGCACCTCGCTCGCGCTGTCCAGCCACCGCTCGCCTTCGTCGTCGGCGCCGTTGACCGTCATCGTGAACCATAGCGAGTTTGCCGGCGTCATGCCGGACATGATCGACGCCTCGAGCGTGCGCTTCGCGTCCGTCGCGGTCGAGTCGAAGATCAGCGCGACGGCCTGCGCGATCTGGTTCGCGTCCATCTGCGGACCATCGAGGCCGGACGCGCGCACCGGATCGGTCAGCATGAAGCACTCGCGCCAGACGAGCTCGTGCACCTGCCGTTTCGACTTCATCGTTTCGAGGCGCTTCGCGAGGGTTTCGCCGAGGCTATCGATCATGGTTCATTGCCCGAGAGAGGATTTCGCACCGGCGAGAACGGACGTTGCTGCCCCTGCAGCGCCGCTGCCAGCCGCGCCCGTGGCGAGCGCCGATCCGACGGCGCGTCGGCGTTTGCCGACGGCGCCTTGCGCATCCGGTTGAGCAGCGGCAGCGCTGGCGGCATCCGGAGCCGGCGCGGCCGGCGCAGGTGCGGGAGCGGACGTACCGCGCGTGATGAGGTCGGTCCAAGACGAGCACATGGTCACTGCCCCAACGTGTTCTTTGCGCTGGCGAGCACCGACGACGAGCTGGTGCCGCTCGACGTGCCCGAGCCAGTCGCAAGCAGGCTCTGCGCTGCGCGGCGGCGCCGATCGGCTGCGGCCTGCTCGTTCGCCGCCTGCGCAGCCTGAGCGTCCGCGGTATTGGCGGCGCTCGCGGCGGACGTCGTCGTGGTCGCAACGGGCGCGACAGTCGCGCGGCTGCCGCCGAAAAGATCGCTCAGTGCACCGAATACATCGCACATGGCCGCCTCCGTTACTTGAAGCTGCGCGGCAGCTCGCGCGGGGCAGACGGGACGATCCAACCCTGCTGCGTGAGCACAGGCGCGGCGATCGCCATCGGGTCGATTTCGTCGCAGTGTGGCAGCTTGCGCGAGGCCTGCGCGGTCGCCTGCGTCGTTCCTTCATCGATCGCTGCGCGCGATGCGCGGCGCGCGTTCACGGCCGCGACCGCGGCCTTGCGCGCTGCTTCCTGCGAGGGCAGTTCGCCGGCGCTCGCGAGCGTCTGTTCGACCTCCTTGCGCTTCTTGCCGACGAGGTCGTCGCGCATCTGCGGCTCGGCCGCATTCCATTCCTCGACCGACAGGCCGCTGGTCTCGAACGCGCCGATCACGATCTCGGCGAGCGGCACTTCGCGGCCGGCGATGGTCAGCACCGCTTCCGTGTCTGCGCCGACGATCGGCGCCGGGCCGTCATCGGTCGGCGTGACCGCGGCCGCGCCGGGCACCTGCGTTGCGTAGGTTCGTTTCGACATTCCTGCACCTCCATGGATGGTGCAGGCGAGTATCGGACCGCGTGGGTGTCGGATTCCCGTCTATCGCAGCGCGTCAGAGACGGACGGCATGCGTTGGATCGTGGGCGCGTCGTCGGGCTGCTTGCCCGTGACCTGCGCCCAGAGCTTGAGCAGCGTGACGCCGGCGTAGTGCTTCGGCTCGGCGCCGAGATTGCGGTAGCCGAGCAGGGTCGTGCGCGGGATCTGCGTGTACTGCGCGATCTCCGCGAGGGTGAAGTCGGCCCGCCGCACGTCCTCAAGGACGCGGAACCAATCGACGGCACGGGCGGGCTCGACTCGGGTCATGCGTTACAGCGCCTCCACGAACGCGCGCAGCTTCGCCTGCAGGTCGCCGAGCACGATCGCCTCGCCGGCGTCGAGCTTTTGCAGGAGCGATTGCGCGTGATCCTTCGCGGCTCCTGCCGCTCGCATGTGACGCTCAAGCGTGGCGATCTGCGCACGCAATGAGCAGTTCTCAGCGTGCAAGGCAGCCGCCTCGGTGTCGCCGTCTTGCGATGCACCCTGCGCAGACGATGCAGTGTCGCTTGCGGATTGGCCGGCCGCAGGCGACGCAGCGGCGTTTGGGTCGTCAGCCGCTGCAGCGTCGCGCGATTGCGCACCGTTAGAACCAGCCGTGCTGCGTGGCGAACCATTGGAGCCATGCTCCGAAGACGACGAAAGGCCATCCCCTTGCGATGCCGCGCTTGAGTTCGCGCCAGACTCCCCCGACGCCGCGACCGCCGGCGCGTCAATAGCTGAGTTCGCGAGGGTCGATGCGCTCGATGACGAGTCGCCCATGCTCGTCGTAGCAGACGTGGAGGCATCCGAAGCCGCGGGCGATGATGTCGACACTGACGTCGAAAGCGTTTCGTTCGAACCTCTCATCGAAAGCGGCGCGGAACTGGCGGATCCACTCCCTGCCGGCTCCCCCACCGCGGCCCCGCCAGCCTCCGTATCGAGTGGAACGTTTTGCGGTTCAGCGGACGCGTTTTCCGTTCCACCTGCCGCTGAAACCGTATCGGCTGCGGCTGCCTGCGGCTGCTCGGCGCCGTTCGACGCAGAGTTCACTTCTTCGGGGTACCCCAAGCCCGGCTGCCCTTCGTTCATGATGTTCTCCATGTTCAGTGAAACCGCAGCGTGTTTTCCGCTGCGACCAGAGTGGAAAGGTGTGGTGCTCCAGCCATGTCAGAATCGATCTCGGCTTCCAGGCCAACGACATCAACCCCATACGCGAAAGGAGCACCACATGAGCTACACCGGAGCCCGCAACTACGCTCATCAGGCAGAAACCGAGGCAAAAAACCGAAACGAAGGTGCCGCGATTGCCGCGTTGGCGCAGGCAATCGCAGCCCTATCCCGCGCCATCGAAGAGGACATGCGCAAGGTCCGGCACGACCTCAGTTACATCCAGTCCCGCATTCGTTAAGCAGCTGGGCCGCCTTCTGGGCGGCCTTCACGACCTCCTCCACCACGTCAGAGCACGAGCAGCTTCCGTCACCGGCTGCCAATACGTTTCGGTCCGGCATTCGCGTCGCCACGTCCACCGCCGCCCGCACTGCCTGTTCGTACGCGAAAACCTTCTGCTCTTCCGTCATCTGACTTCTCCTCGTTGACTTGATGGACCGCTAAATGCGCGCGCACGCGCGCGTAGAGATGAGCATGACGCGGCCACAATCACCGCGCCCACCCTTGCTTGAACATCCCCGACGCGTAGTCGAGATACTGCCGGCCAGACCTCGGATGCTCGAGCAGCTGCTGGCTGTCCCGGTCGAACCAGAGGCTGATGCGCCCCTCCCATGAGAAGTGCCGCTGCTTCCCGCAATCGATGAACGCATCCGGGACCTTTTCGAGCTCTGCGAGTTTCTCGGCGTCCGACTCCGCCTCGACCTGAGATTCCTTGCGCTTGTTTCGATAGACGATGAGCACGTTGTCGACGAGGTCAGTAATCTCGCCAGCACCCTTGATGTCGAACTTGTCCGGCACCGCACTCTCCTTTTCCCCCTTGCGCACGTGATGCACGAGGTGGATGTGCAGGCCGGTATCGCGCGCGAGCACGCAAAGCGAGTCGACGAAGTTCTTCTGCCCCGTGTAGTCGTCCGGCGCGAGACCGCACTTCATCAGGCTGTCGATGACCATGTGATCGACGTTCAACTCCTTCCGGCAGTACCGCGAGACGGCGATCATGCGATCGGGCGTCGCCTTTCCGTTCTGCGCGTACAGCCACAAGCGGTCGTCCGTCCACCGATGGAACTTGCTGATCGCGTCAATCGTTGGAACCGCTCCGCCGGCTGCCTGCCGACACATGCGATGCATGATCTGCCGCGGCGCCATTTCGAACGACGCGATGCACGAACGCGCACCAGCCGCCATCCCGTGAAGCATCACGTAGCCGAGCGCTCCCGACTTTCCGTGGCCGTTCACGCCGGCCCAAAGCGTGACCTCGCCGGGGCGAAACTTTAGCCTGTCGCCGACCTTGCTCCACGGCGTCGGCATACCGATCGATTGCTCTTCCTCACCATGGAACATCTGGATTACGGCGTCCAGACATTCCGAGGCCGGCCGAACGTCGGCGCGGCCGTCATCCTCGTCTCTGGCGTAGGCCTCCCAATCGATGTCGTCGGGGATCATGCGCGCCATTGTTCGCTCTCCTGTGCGGCTCTGATGACGAGCGTGCAAGCCTCGTCGTACGGGGTTGGGATGGACTTGCCGAGCTCGGCGAAGATGCGCGATGCGAGTGCGCGAGCGTCGCCCCAGCACGGACCGCCGAGCGCCATCGGGCACCAGTCGAACACGCGAAAATCGGTGATCTGGCGCCACTCCCCGAGCTCGACACGCGGCCCTTCGAGGAAAGTCAGCACCATCCGCTTCGGTACGCCCGCGGCGATGTCGGCAAGCATCCGTAGCAGACGCGAGAACGGCACCGCGACCGACGCGATGACCTCCACCTCGAGACCGCCGAGGACGCGCCAGTCGTACCGCACTTTCGGCTCGGCGAGCAGAGTCAGATTCACGAAGTCGAGCGGGCCGACTAGCGACACCAGGATCGGAAGCTCGGGACGAATGCCGCGGATTCGCAGATCGATCAGTGCCTGCGCGTTACGTGCCATCGCCGTCATAGCGCGCCTCGCATCAGGTCGTCGTACTCGCTCAGCATCCCGGGCAAGGCACCGCCCGAGGAACCGCGACCACCATCGCCACCCGGCACCCCGTCTTCCCAACGTCGCTGGTTCAGGTACGTCAAGGGCGCCGGCTCGTAGCCGTCCCGCCACTGCCGCGTCCGCTTCATCGCCTCGACATGCGCGACGATCTGCTCCCCGGCACGGTCAAGGCCGCCCTTCCGCCACTTCTCAGCGCACTTCGCCTTCGCAACCTTCCGCTGCGACGACGGCCATGCGGACCAGAAGCGATCGAACGAAGCCGACGACTTCCCTGCTCGAGACCGGGCATCGTCGCCGTCAGGCGACAAGGGGGTAAGGGGGTTTACTTCTATTCCCTCTCTATTGCGATCGCCTAGCGATTCGGGGGGCGATTCGGGGGGCGACAAAAAATCATCGGGGGGCGACGTATTTTCCGGTCGGGGGGCGATCGGCTCGCGATCGGCGTGCGATCCCCTGACGATCGCCGCGACCTGCTTCTTGCGCAGCGTTTTCGACTCGGGAGCGACCTCCGCGAGCAGCGATGCAGCATGGATGACCTTCTCGGAAATCGCCGCGGTATCGACCTCCGTGCCCCATCGCTTTGCATTGCCCGTGGAGCCTGCGAGACTGCTGACCAGCTTTTCGATCCATGCTTCGAGCGCTTTCTCGGCGACCACCGGGTGATACAGCCGGCCGTCATCGCACTTGATCCAGCCACGCAGCGCATGTTCCTTCACGCGCTTCCAGTTTTTTGCCTGCGACAGATGCCCGAGCAATCGATCGTTGTCCGGCAGGCTCGCGGCGGGAACCTGATGCCAGCTTTCGAGCCAGAGCGTCATCGCGGCTGAACGCTCGTCGCCGGTGCCGAGAATCCATGTTTCCGACGTCAGCATGCGTTTCACGTCGAGCGGCATGAAGGCGAAGTCGCGCAGGTTGCATTCGGCTGGCGTGAGCGGCTTGGAGAGCTTATCCATGGGCCACCTCACCGAGCGGGATGCCGGCGGCCGCGGCGCATTGGCGAGCCGTGGCTTCGGCTTCAGTGGCGGTCATGCCGAACTGGATGATCGCGAGCTCGACCAGCATATCGAGCGGCACCGGCGCGTCGCGCAGGTCGGCTGCCGACGGCGTGAACGGGACAGGGAGATTCATACGCGCCCCGCCAGCCCGGCGGCCTCTTCCATCAGGCGAACCTGCGCCGCGCTCCGGCGCGCGATTTCTTGCCGCATGAGGTAGCAGCAGCGAGCGCGCAGGGCTCGCGTCGGCGCCGCGCACATCAACTGTCCGAGCGCGGTGATGCGGATCTCGCGCGCCACATCATCGGGCACGCGGCCGACTGCGGTGGCCGACACCGCAGCGACGCGCATCGACCACGACCGCATGTGCAATGCCCCCACGCCACGAGGCGAAGTCTTGACGGTCACTTTCATGGCCGCCTCACGCAGCGTCTTTCGCAACGGGCGGCTGATAATTCAGCGGGTCGGCAATCCAGCGGTGGACTTCCGCGTTGCTGTACACGGAATGATTGGGGCTGAAACGAATCGGCTGGGGCGCCTTGCCGGCGAGACCCAGCTTTCGCCAAGACTCGCGGCACACCGGAATGAACGGCGCGATCTGCGCCCATTTGGAGAGGCCGACCTGAGGAAGAATCGGTTCAGCCGGATTGCCGGAGTCCCTGCGCGCTGCGGTCTTTTTCACTTTGGCTCACCATTAGTGGATTTGGTGAGCTAATGCTAGATTTCGTCGCGCCGCGCGAAAACATCTATTCCGGAACGGTGCTTACTGTGCCGGAATAGATACCACTGTCCCGGCACGGTGAGTGTGTGGATCAGGTCGACTCCCTTTCCCAGGCACGCGCCCAGTCCTCGACCTTTTTCGTGCTCTTCAATTCGTCAAATTTGTCGATCATGTCACGTGCAAATGCCGCTTTCGAAGGGTACCGAGACGGCTCGAGGCGCCACAGTTCCCACATCTTCCGGACTTCGGATTTTGCTAACTGCTTCGGATCTTTCGAGTATCGTGCGAGACTCGCATTTCTTTGTCGTTCACGGATCAACTGTTCAGTCAGAACCTCGACATTCTTGCCCTTCAGGAATCCGGCGCAAAACCACAAGCTGACCGCACTAATCCCTCGTTCAGATATCAGCTTGGCATAGTCGCCCATCGTGGCACCGTCCGTCAAAAATAACTCGGCCATTTTTTCCGCCAATTCCAATTCAGCCCCTATCGTCTTGGCAGTCAACAAGCCAACCTGATTTGTAGCCTCCGCGTCGTCAGGATTAGAGATTTTCTTCTGTAGCCACGGACGGATCTCTTCGATATTCCACGACTCGCCCAATGTCCTGTAGCGAACGTTAGATTCGTCGACAGCCGGCTTCCTCGATTTCGACATTTGCGTCCCTCACGCATCCCTTGGAAAGAGCCGCGCCAACAGGGTAAGGGAACCCTGCTTTCGCCCCGTCGAGCTAGGCGCGGCAAAACTCACTCTACACGAACTTACGAATGCCCCTCGGCGAGTCGGTATAACGCGTCTGCGATCTCGCGCGCGCATTCAATAGGGAATCGCACATGGTCAATTTCTACGTCATCGAAGCTATCAGAGATCGACGCAGTCGAGATGACGATCTCGCCATGACTATTCAGTTCCACCGATATCTGCGGTCGATGCGAAACAACAAGGCCACCAGACACGGTTTCTTCATCGCTTTTCGACATTTTGGCACCCTCACGTGTTGACTACTTTGGGAAACGGCCAGCGCATTTATACGCGCGCAGCCAAACAAGATCTGGATTCCTACAGCTGCGGCGGCCGGGCCGAGTCCCGCGATTGCAGCCTCGTCACGTATGCCTCGTTCAACTGAGCGAGCCGCCGCACAACCGATGCGGTATCGGCCAAGATTTCGAGCATGATCGCGCGCTCGTCGTCCGACATTCTCGCGGCGCCCGGCGCCGCCATGCTGTCGCGGCGCAGCACCGCGGCGAGGACATCGAGTCGCGCGCTTTCACTCGCGAGCGTCACTTCGGGAGTCTGATCGTCATATCGCCGGCAAACCGAAGTGATGCCAGCCTCGTAGGCCGCCGAGAATTCGTCACACTCAGATCGAAGCGGACGCTCATTCATGATCGGCCTCCTGTTTCTGCTCGAGGCTTGCGACGCATCGCGCGTGGCCGTGCATCTGTTCGGCTGTTTCGCGCAGATACTGTCCAATCAACTCCGCCGCGTTCATCAGCCCGAGATGTGCCGACAAACCGAGCGGCTCGGCACCTGACATGGCCGGCTCGCAGAGGCTGTTGTGCACAAGACGGGAAATCGTTCGAATCGCGTCGGACGCACGTTGAATGTCGCCGATCAGATTCGACGGTACCGTGGCATGGTCGCCACCAACGTCGGAGGCGAAAAGATCGCACGTCAAAGCGCCGCGAAAAGAAGGAGCGTTGTAGTCGGGCTTGGGGGACGAAATTGCGGAATTGGTGGTCGGCATGATGCATCCTCTAGAGTGGGATACCTGCCATCCCGTCGCCAAACGGGGGTGGGCAGGCGAATGACAAGGTTGGCGAACCGGATCTAGAGGATTCCGGCAGACCCGAGGGTCTCCCTACCACCGCCCGCCCATAAAATGGACGCGTGCGCAGTATACAGACGAAAAAATACCGCCATATGGCGGTCGTCGTCCGCCTCTAGAAATCAGGTCGCCAAACCCGACCGCTGTTGTCTCAGCGGCGATTTCAGAATAGCCACGTGTCACGGAAGCGTCAAGCAGGAATTTGTAAACTTAGGCGGTCGTGGCAAGATGAAGGCTCGCATTCGGGAGAACGTCATGACCGACCCGATGGAAGAGCTGCGCGCCACCGCGACGCGGTTGAAGCGCGAAAGCGACGAATTGCTGCGAAAGATCGATGCGCTCCAGGCACATGCACCGAATGCCTCCGCACGCGCAGACCTGGGCGAAGGCGATATTGTGCGGATCGCCACCAGAGCAGTTGAACTGTTCGAACAACAGCACCCGCGACCGACGCACGTCACGCAGATGCAGGCTGCCGAGATGCTCGGCATCAGCCGCTGGACCGTGAGCAAGATGGTGAGGGCCGGCGCCCTGAAGCTGAACCGGTGCGGCCTGATCCCGATTGAATTGATTGACCGCGCCCGATCAGGACGGGAATGCAAGTAGCCGAATACACTCGCCGCCGTCGGCGGCACAACCCGGGGACCATCATGAAGAAAAAAGCACTGCTTTTAATCGCATGCCTTGCTGCCGGTCCGGCAGTTGCGCAGTCGTTCTACGGGCACCATCAATCGAACTCATCGTTCGGTGGATCGACCATGTACGGTTCAGACCAGACCGTAAGCGGCTACACACGCAGCGACGGGACATACGTGCAGCCTTATCACCGCACGGCGCCGGACGGAAACCCGTACAACAACTACTCGACGCAGGGCAACGTCAATCCGTACACGGGACAGCGCGGGTACAAGAACCCGGGCTACTGATCAGGCACGCCGCCGTGCGGCGTTCGAGCACGGCGGCACCTCGCATGTCACTCCTCGACGTGAGACTCGGCCCACGCGATCACATCCTTCGCGCGCCACAGCGGCCGGGCACGCTCGGTTGCGCTCTTGCCTGACGGAATGCGCAGCGGCCGCGGAAAGCCGGCCTGCGTGACGATCCATTGCCGCGTGTGCTGCTGACTGCGATGCAGGTATTCGGCCACCTCGGCCAAGTCCCACAGTGCGTGCGGAGTAAGGCGCGCGGCAATCTTTCGAGCGAGCTCGTCCAATTGTCCATGTTCGTCTTTCGTCGGTGCACTCGGAGGATTTTGAGCGATGCCCGCCTTCTCGGCCAGCCACGCGTCGACGTCCGACTCGAGCCACGCAGTGCGACCCGGGACGAGTTCGAACGGCTTCGGAAATGTGCCGGCTGCGATCATGCGATACAGCGTCGACTGGCCGAGGCCGACTTTTTCGGCCACGTCGTTCATGCGGAGCGCGCGCATAGCTCCCCTTTGCATCAGGTGATGTCCATCCATTGTGCGCGCTGCGCAACGTCCGTGCGCAGCGCGTGCGACGCGACGCCGCGCGGCACTAGGGCGGACATCCCGGCCGCGGCCCACAACAGCGAGCCCGCGAGGAGAGCGAGCGGATTCAGCGGCCGGATCACGACGGCAATGCGGCGAGCGGCACGACGAGCCAGCGCGCGGCGCGCGCGAGCCCGGTCGGGCCCGGTTGATAGAGACTGGCGTCGGTCCACTGCGCGGCGCTCGCGATGCTATTGGGCTTGTGCTTCTTCATCTTGGCGCCGGCCTTCGCAGGTGCCGAGGCAGGAGCCGAGCCTCGGCAAATGCGGCCGTAGCAAACATCGATGCAACGAGTGCAGCAGCGAGTTTCTTCACGTCATTCTCCAGCGAGTTATCGGCCGACCGGATTATTTCCGGCCGCCCCACTGTTTAGCGCAAGCGTGCGCAGATATTGTGCGGGTTTTGGCTATATTAGCCAACGCTGGGCGTTCTGGTACCATCGCCACAACGAACGAATAAAAACGGGGCTAGAGTGAAGAGATTCGAAAGAACGGTCAGCTTTTATGATCTCCGCATGTCGGCGTCGTCGCGGACCTTCGACGCACCAACGACAATTTCCACCGCACGAGCGTTGGAGTTGCTCGCATCGATCCCCGAGGAACATCGTATCAAGGGGTATCAGAATGATGAGCATATTTACTACATAAAGGATCTTCGCTTCGTAAACGGTAATTGTGAAATCTTGATCAACAAGTGTGATCGACAGTTGGCGGATCCACGATTCTCAGACCCTCGAAACTCGACATGGAGAACGGCCGCACGCGAGGACGGCGAAGGTCTTGATTTTTCTTGCCACCTTATCATTCGTCCATCCTTGGACCCATTGGAATCAGCGCTCGCAATTTTGGAAAATGCGACAGGCCTCTCGATTGCAAACGTCCAGCGATTCCTAACCGGGCTTTTACGTGATGTCGAAGCTTTCAACATCGACGCGTTCGAATTCCCACATCCAGATGGGTCTGTAGACGCCAAAGGACATCCTAAGAAGTACCGTGCTCGCTTCACCTTCACGTTCGACGGGCATCCGTCGGATGAACTGGTAGATTCATTGCGCGAAGGACGCATCAACGGTATCGAACTCATAACGTCGAGCAATAAGGAAGGACGCTTAGACGCTCACGGCTACGTGCGAGAAGTGCGTCAGACGCTCGCTATTTCACTCGGCGATCAAGTTGAACGTGGAAAACGCGTTGGTACACTGAAATCGTTCTTCCAGAAGAAGAGCTCCGCCTACGAAAAAGCGAGAATTAGCTTTGTCGATCCTGGCGGACTACCACGGACCGTGAAACTGAATACCGCAGACTTCACGATTGACGCAGAATCCATCTTCATTAAGCGCATTTCGATAGACGGATTTGTTGAGCCTCTCGAACAAGCCTACGAGACTATCAATCCAGCTATCATCGCTAAGATGCGTCTTCTGCTGGGTTGATCATGTTCTCCTTTCATCTCCTGCGCCCCTTCTCCTATTGGTCGATCAGGTTCGACAAGAAGTGGCAGCTCGACTGGGGTCTGCCCGCATTGCTCACTCTTATGTCGCTCGTGGCTGTCGTTGGTGCCTCATATCTCAAACCTGTCGTCGTTCTCGGAGACTCTGGGCTGCTCGCCAAGATACTCAGCTTCGTGCAGTCCTTGCCCGGCTTCTACATCGCAGCTCTCGCGGCAATCGCGACGTTCAATCGCGTCGATATCGATCGAATCATGCCCGCGCCGCCCCCACGCATGAACGTCAACATCCGGGGTCGCTCGATCGCTATTGAGCTCACACGCCGGCGATTCTTGTGCGTACTCCTGGCGTTCCTGACTGCCGAAAGCCTCGTCTTGATTGTGACGGCCATGTTCGGGTTGTCTGCTGCGCCATCGGTCAAGACCGCCTTCAGTGATGAGCACCAGAGAATCGTGCTGTACATATGCCTCGCCGTCTATATGCTGTTTTTCTGGCAGATGCTCTGTGTAACATTCTTGGGGCTGTTCTATCTCGGTGAGCGGATTCATCAGCCCGACGACTCAGCATGATTTGGAGGAATCGCATCGGTCGAATTCACGACTACGATTTTTTAGGGGTGTTTTTGGGGGTATAAATTCAAAAAACAACCACACAACACCCTGTCAGCATTGACGCATGAATTCTGTCGGGGGACCAAGAATTCCCACTTCCGCCTTTTCATACAAACCTCGTCGGTCAATTTGGCGTGATTCCGGCGTAACGCTCAATAACGCGCATCGCCGCAAGCTTACTAGTACAGAGCACAGCATCGCGCACGCCGCCAATGTGTGGGGCGTCGCCATCTGCCATCACCTATCCCCAGTCATCGGCCGCAAGTCAGCGAGCGTTTCTCGCCTCAGTTTCCGCGCAAGTCCCCCGCATCACCACTCCAGCATCCCACTGCGCGACATCGCGATAGCAGTCATTGAAGGCGCCATACGTCATACCCGCTCCCCCGCGACGTGCGCAACGGCAGCGCAATTCCGCGGAGTCCGCCCCAGCCGCGCCGACAATGACGCCCATATCGCCTGCCCTAGCTCCATTGCGAGCGTCGACTCACAGCGGCTCGCTAGCTGCATAGACCGATCGAAACGCCCTCCCGGGAACACCCGATGCTCGTCGTCACCACACCACGAGCCCCGGCCGCATCCAACACCGCCGCCCGCACCCACCACCAAAGGAGAGAATCCAATGCCCACCCCCGCCGACCAAGCCGACCCAGCCAACAAACAACCGTCCGAAAACGGCGACGAAGTAAGCACCGACCGCGACGGCAACGTCCGTCAAAAGGGTCACGGCAGCATGGACGAAACGATGATCCCGCAGAAGCCGGAGCCGGAAAAAGGCCCGTACGCGCCGCCGCCCGGCCATCTCGACGATCCGAAGGACGTCGAGCCGCGCAGCGGCGGCGACTTGTCCGCGTGA